CTAAGCGCTTATCCGCAGAAACAAACTGTACCCTACTCTGTTGGCACCATCGAGAGTACTCTCTTTGGGAGAGCAACATTGAAATATTTATAATAAATATACAATGAATAGAAGAAATAATAAAATTGATCACGGTTTGCTCACTCGTATAAACGAGTTGCTACCTATGATAAATCTATTACATCAACTACCTCTTAACCAGAACTTGGATAAGCTCCACAACTTGGTCAAAACCATGGTAACTAACCACGGTGAGGCATACACTATCGAAAGGCTTAAAGCCATGCGATTAGTGCTGCAACAGTATGTGTTAAAACAGACTGTTACGCCTGTCCCGTTCGCTAAAGCGGACAAGGACGGCTTTCCGAAAGCTATACGCTTTCTGAAACCCGCTGCGGACGATGTATATAGTGTGCGGTACTCACTCTCAGTAATGAGAATAATAGAGACATTTAGGTGTAAACCTGAATACTCTGTGAGTACAATACTCGATGAATCTTCGGCAGACGATAGTCTGATCGAAGAGATATCTGAGTACATCCAAAACTGGAGCTACCTCAAGCATATGCCTGAGTTAGCACCATCACAACTCGTAATGAGTAACAAAGCTGGTCCTAACGGACCCGCTTCTATTACAGCAATTCGAGATCTAACTGCTTTAAGGCAGAATGAACCTGAATTGTTGGAATCTATAAAGGAATTAATAGGGTTAACAGCCCCATACCTTAAGATGGATTCTTACGAGTCACACGAGGGAAGTTTCAAAGCTTCCAAACTCGTTCTGCTAAGCGATAATGCATGTAAAACACGCGTTATAGCTATAGCGGATTGGTGGTCTAACACAGCGCTGAATTCCCTACATGAGGGATTCATGAAAGCGTTGCGTAAACTACCAAGTGATGTGACCTACAGACAAAGTGATATCCCGAACCTCATTCAAAGGTTGGGAAATAACTTATTTAGTTCTGATATGACAGCTTTTACTGACCGATTCCCTAGGAAACTAGAGAAGAAGCTAATAGAAGCAGCATACGGAGCTAATATGAGTAAGTTGTGGGAACAAATTGTCTCAAACAGGACCTTCCACCATCCGAAAGGAGGCGTAAGGTACTCTTGTGGCAATCCCATGGGTTTGTTAAGCTCATGGCCAGTATCAACTCTTACACATCATGCTGTAAAGCAATGGTGTGCATATAAAGTAGGTGTAAAACATTACAAATACCTTATATTAGGAGATGACACTCTTGATACCTCTGAAGAGGTATACAAGAAGTATATTGAAACAATCAATAAACTTGGTGTTTCCATATCACACGCCAAGTGCACGCAAAGTAAGTCCGGCTATGCCGAATTTGCTAAACGTCTCTTCGCTAACAAAGTAGAGATAACCGGTCTCCCGGTACATCTACTTGAGAGCGCACGGTCCAAACCTGAACAAGTTCTAGAACTTGTGAAGATTTGTCGTGAGCGTGGGTACGAGGATTCGTTCCTCGGCCCGTCCTTGGATCTCTATCTTCAATCCATAAAGAATGGAAAGATGATAGCAGACATGTTGTCTCTTCCAGAATCAGTAACAGGAATGCCTCCATTGCTGGAGGTTAAACCTGAAAGCTGGGCTCACAA